GAACAGGACTTGAAGAGAGCGCCCTATAGAGACCCAGGAGAGGATGTCCATGACCTCCATCACTTTCACCATCGACACCCACCACCAGGGGATCAGAGAAGAGGTGGAGCTCTGGGTTCCTCATACGGAGGAACCCACTTCAGAGGACTACGACCTGGGTTACGTCCCTGAAAGATACCGGACTGCCGCAACAGTCATCGGGTGGACCTGCTACGTCTGCCGGCCGATAGAACCTTCTCCCTTTGAGCTTATCTCAGAACTAGCGGGCGCGGTGGGATACCTCAATTTTGGGGCGAGCACTGTAGGTCCACCGGAGCCGTGCAAGGAATATCTCCTCAGCCTCGAGATGAAGGAGGTGGATGAGTACTGCGAGGCATACGACAAGTGGATGGAGATGACTGAAGACACCACCGATATCTACGAGCCCTCATACTTCTCGGAGTATATGGGTTCGGCTGCGAAGCTGGATGAGGACAACAAGGGTTTCCAGCTCTTGAAGAAGATGGGATGGAAGGGGGAGGGTCTTGGGACAAGTGCTTCTGGGATTGAAGATCCAGTTCACGTTGACTGCGCCAACATCATCAAGGACAACACTGGGAAGCCGAAGAAGTTCACTCCCGAGATGCTGCTCCAAGTTCAAGAGCTCAATCACGAGTTCAATATGAACTGGAATGAGCCTCAGGGCGCCACAACGTGGTGGGAGGATATGGGGATCCCCGACATCACCGAAACAGTAGAGCTCATTAGGAGCGGTGAGAATCATAGCGTAGGTAAGTGTCGTTTGGGAGGAGTCTACATCCCAAACGGAGTCACACGGCATCTCTCCAATATGGAGTGTGGTAAAGGGGACAAGTTCACAGCGAACTTGGTCTTCACAGGAGGTAAGTTCCCTTGGAAGATAGGATACAACGGAGTTGTGAGCATAGAAAATTACTGAAAAATCAAAAAAAAAGAAATAACCTAAAATCCAAAAAAATGTCAAAATAAGATAAAAACACAAAAACATTAGGATAGCTTAGGTTAGTTTTTTTTGTAATATTTACGCAGATAGAATATATTTAGTATCCCAAGTTTTCCTAAAATCACATACAATCTATTTATTCTTATGAGTTCTTGAGAGAATTTGATGTTCCTTAAATAATTGAGAACACAACAAATAACAGAGAACACAAGCAACTAAACGCAACACACTCTCTCACAAACACAGGCCCAAAGATGTCCCTTCAGCATTTCTTCAAACCCAACGGCACACAGAAAGATCTGATCTGGAGTATCATCTACCGGAACGGATTCGCAAATGGGAAACAGTGGGAATTACCCACACTGTTTTCACATACTGACGCAACCACGGGGGCGAACGTTGTCTCAACAATACAACGCCTATATCCGGCGAACAACAACATCAAAGACACTATCAGAGGAGCAGTCCGAAGTCTCGTTGAAGAAGGTAAATTGGAGAACTGTGGTGTTTCAGGACACCCTATCTACAGGGTTGCTGCACAGAGGGAACCTCCAGGTATGTCAACAGGAGCGCGTGTTGAATCAAGAACAGAAAGAGAGCTCGAATACGACATCTCAAGTGATGAGGAGGAAACAACCACCATCCTCTATGAGGGTGTCCGTTATGAACTAGATGGTGACGGCGTTGCCGTTTATGACGATGATGGGGATCATGTCGGCAACTGGGGTGGAGGAAAGATAGAGTTCATCAATGCTGGATGGAGGAAGTCTCACGAAGAAAAGAAGAGAGAAGATGTTGAAAAACAAGAAGTTGAAGAACAAGATGTTGTATTGGTAGAAAGTCCCTTTGCCGAACTCCCTAGAGGTGATGGTGTTCAGGAGTTCCTGAAAGAAAACAAGTTGGAGATGTGGGACGGAAAGCTCAGAGAGATAGGTTTGACCGATTTGAGTTTCCTGAAATATCTCTGTGAGGAAGATCTGAAGGAAATTGGGATGCCAAAGCTTCACATAAGATGTATCTTAGATAAAAAATAAACTAGTAGCATTCAATATTCATTATTCATATAGTAAGCATATCATACAATTAGGAAAGCTTAGGTTAGTTTTTTTTTAGCTCTTCTTTTTTTTTTAAATTTGATGTTGAGATGTTACAGTGTATAACAAACAAACAACAAAGCAAACAAAGAAAGAACACAAAAGCTTATACATACTCCTCTCTTACATATATCAACAGAACACTTTCTCCTCTAAAGAAAAAGAAAGGATGTCTTCTCAGGACTGGGCTAACAAAATCAACACGTGTGGCGAAGATGACATCGTGTTTCTGCCATCATGGAAGGACACGGTTGAGATCTACAAAAAGAGCAAGGCGTGGGACAACATTCCACTCTGGTTGAAGTTCGGACGAAAGGACGGGATCTTTCAGTGGATTCTGAGTGATGATGATCCAAGGGATTTGGAAAGATTGTCAAGGATCCAGGATGGGAGGATTCCTATCTTTCAGAAGGAAAACTCTCTATACTGGAACTTTATCCTTCGGGATTCAGAACCCAGGATGATACCGAAGATTGATGTCAAGTTCTTCTCAGGACCTTGGCATCATCTCACATTCCAGTTGCCTATTTCGTGGGATGGAGAAAGTTTTCGTGGGATCGCTGAGCTTACTCCCGATTTGTCCACATACGAGTTCTACAACAATTCATACCCTCTCAAAGAGCTTCCAAACTCTACACTAGTTGTAGATCCAGTTGCAGGATGGACATGCTTGGATGACTCAGAAGACTACGTAAAAGAAGAAGTTGATGATGAACAAGATGACACTGAAGAACAAGATGATGAAGAAGACGAAGAACAAGATGATGAAGAAGACGAAGAACAAGATGATGAAGATTATGAAAATGATGAAGAAGGGAGGTTTATTACAGGCGAAGAAGAAAGTTTGATCACAACCTCAGTATATGCTATCTTTCAAGAAAACAAGAGATTGAAGGAAGAACTTGAGACAAAGAACCTCTTGATTCAGCAACTCACAGAAGAAACTAGTAGCGAAAGTGGTTGTTCAGAAGAATCTTATGATTCGGAAGACTATGACGACGCCCAAGACTATGATGAATACGCCAAAGAGATCTACCAAGAGAGACGCATTGATCCATTTGACAAGGAGATGTATACAAAGGGAGAGTTTCGGGATTACTATGGATACGATGGATTTGGAGATGCAATGTGGGAGATGAATGATCCGGAAAAGATTTCAAAGATTCTTATGTATGAGTGGGTTCTCTCAAGGAACTCAGAAGTTTTGAACACCAAGAACAAGAACTACATTATGGACAAGATGGTGGATACTCTCTTCTAAGGGTGTAGTATGTTTATAGTTTATAGTATAGTGGATTAATAAATATTTTTTATGTATAGTAATATATATATACAAATAATGGGAAAATCAAAGAAGCTCACACGGAAACACAAAAAAAAACAGCGGAGAAGTATAAAAAAGAGATATGAAGCCAAAAAATATATTGAATTAATGAACTTAGCATACAAACAAATAACAACATCGTGGTATGATATTTTTGATAAAGATGATTATTTATTGTTATCTTATATTAATCAGGGGATTAAAAAAGGTTGGAGAATATTAAAAGATAAAAAAATTATCAAAGAAGTAAAATGTAATAGTCTCTGTATGACAATGAGTATTCTAAATAGCACATTAGGATCAAGAAAAAAGTTAGATGATTTAGATTCTACTCAAAAATTATATTTATTTTTTATCTCATATATGATTGAAGATGATAAGATAAAAAAAAAAGAAGTAACTTTGAAGCATGCGTTACACAAGATAGATATGAGAATATTGAATCAAAAAAAAAAAATACTTATTTATGAACTTAAAAAAGACAATCGGAATATAAAGAAGTGTAAAAAGTTTATAGAGAGACAAGAAGAATCAAGAAAACAATTGATAGAAAGTAATGGTATGAATAGAGAAGGTATTGGTTCGGCATTTAGTTTAGACATATGTAGTTCGGTTGATTGTCAATATTTGCAAGAATATAAAATGGAAAAAGGTAAAAAATGGTCTGAAACCTATAGTAAGTTTTGTTTGAATATTACTGAGATCTTTAAAGGAATAGTATGGTTGAATATGAATATGATATTTAATAAAACAACCAAAATAAAGGGTTTATCACCTTATATGAAAAAAATTGAAATAGATGTTCCTATTAGAAATGCAATATACCATCAAGATATTATTTTAATACCTGACAGTAGTATTTATCAGAGTGATCTATTTTATAAAGATAATACACTTGATAGAGCTAGAAAAAAAGCAGTAATTTCATCAACGGGTAAAAAATATTGGGTTTATCATAATTTAAATCTAGAGCAAGGAACATTTGATAAGAGGGGTGTTTCTACATTAGAAAATAAACATTATGTCGCAGCTTTGATGTCAATACCTTATAAAACTGATTGGAAAGCGCCAAGAGAAGTAAAAGAAAAAGAAATGTATGATAATTTTCAAAACTTTTTACACGGTAGACAACCTCAACCATTTTTGAGAGAATTATATAAAAATATAAAAAAAATCGGGGATGAAGAACGGTATGATTTACAGGAAAATATTGAGAACTCTATTACACTACATTGGATATATATTCATAGAGATAGATTAGATGATTTTATAAGTGAATATGTTTAAAATTTGATTTATTAGGTTTCAATGATACAATAAGCTGACAAAAAGGGATTAAAGATGTTTATTACCTCTAAAGATATCGCTTATTGGTGTTTCTTCTTTATCATTTTCATAACTCCCTCAGAAGTTAAAGAGGGTTTGCAACGAGTTTTAGATACACTGGTATTTGGTGTAGTTATCACAACAATATGCTCATCAATTCCTTCACTTGTATCATGGTTTCAAACTCTATTGGACATGAATGACTATCAATCTAGAGTTTCAGATTTGGAATATAAGATAGATCTCTTGACAGATAGAATGAATGTTCTAGAACGCTCTAAGAAAGACTCTTAATAAGGAAATAAATGTAAAGACCATAAAAGTTCTTAGCGACTAAATCTAACAAATTATATGATATATTTTTATTTTTATTTGAGAGCATAGCGGCGAAACCATAAAGACCCCACACAATTACTAAGAAAGCATACAATCTATCATTAA